AACCTTAACCGGGATTGCAGACGGAATGAGTAAAGGAAACAGCGTAGAAGATGTAAATACGGCACTGGCGGCAGTTACATACGCTTACCCGGAACTGAAAAGCAATGAGAACTACAAGCAGTTGATGAATGAACTTTCTATCACTGAAAACATGATTGCGCAGTACCGAGAAAATTACAATAAGTCTGTTACAGCCTATAACAGATATGTGAAGAAGTTCCCGGCAAGGATTTTCCTTGAATGGACAGGATATGAGGTTTTGGAGTTTGAGCGATTGGATTATCAAGCACCGGTTGACGCACCACAGAATTTATTTGGAGAATAGATTATGGAAATAACCAAGCGAGAAATTATCATCAGCGTTGCAATATCCGCTGTTATGTTAATAATTGGTTTCTTTATATCTGGTAAAATAACTGATATGCAGAACGATAAAAACGCTGAATACCAGAAAGCGGTACATATTGAGGAATCGGAACTTTTTCAGTACGGCATGGACACGAATGTGGGAAATGCTTTTGTGTATGGAGATTTGCAAGCGGTTGATACAGTGACTTTTGATGAAATTGGTGGAGAATATCTTCATGTTGAAAAAATAGAAGAACGATATGAACGCCATGAAAGAGAAGTGACAGAAACAGATTCCAAAGGCAAAAAGCACACAAAAATAGAAGTATACTATGAATGGGAAAACGAGGACAGAGAAAGCAAACATTCGGAAAATATTATGTTTTGCGGAATTGAGTTTCCGTATGAGAAAATCCCGTATTCTCTGGATAATCACATAAAGACACTAAATTCTGACAGAGAGTACAGTTGGAAGTCCGGGGAATACGTAAAAGTGCGGTTTAAATATTACGGTACACCGGCAAAACATACTGGCACGATATATACCAGATTATCAGATGGTACTATTTCTGACAGTTCACAATTTTTTAAGGACTATACCATTGAACAGGCATTAGATAGTTGCACTTCTGGTATTTGGAATATTGTATTTTGGATTGTATGGATAATTTTCATTCTTTTTTGCGTTGGAGGGTTTTGCGAACTTGATAATTGGTGGTTGGAAGATTGAATCAGTAAGGATTTCTTGCAATTTGGGAGGAAATATGAAATTTCTGAAAATGCTGTTTTGTAAGCATGATTATGAATATGAATATTTGCACAAGGTACATGGTGGCATGGCAAAATTATATCGTTGCAACTGCAAAAAATGCGGAAAGGTGGTATATAAGACATGAGTTTACTTTTCTTTGATGTGGAGTTCACGGGACTCCGAAAAGACACAACGCTTATCAGTTTAGGAATCGTATCTGATAATGGGAAGAAGTTTTATGCGGAGTTTACTGATTATGATGAAAGCCAATGCGATGAATGGATTAAAAAGAATGTGATTGACAATCTTCATTTAGACGGAATGGGAGATGGAATATCTGATTTAGATGAAGAACCATCTGGGGTTATGGTTAGAGGAAACAAAAACTATGTTTCAAAAGAACTGAAAGAATGGCTTTCTCAATTTGATCTTATCCAATTCGTTTCCGATGTATGCCATTATGATTTTGTTCTTCTGATTGATCTGCTGACTGACAATAAAACAGCACTGGATTTGCCAAATAACATTTCTGCGGTGTGCCATGACATCAATTCTGATATTGCAAGGCATTATGGAATTTCTGAAAGAGAAGCCTTTGACAAGTCCAGAGAGGAAATTGTTTCTGAACTGTGCGTACATGAAATTGCCGGAAGAAAGCATAATTCTCTGTATGACGCAGAAGTTATTAAGGAGATTTGGGAGGAAATAAATGCAGGATTATAAGGATATACTGGAAAAAGCCTATAATCAAGGTTGGTTATCTGGATCTGACTTTTCTGTTTTGATTCATAAAATGACAATTTCAGAAGATGGATATGTGCTTGATACTGGTAACTTTGAAAATGTCAATGCAGAAGTAGCACTAAGACTAGCTGAAAAGATTAAAAAACATCCAATTCTATGGAAAATGTTTTTTATGGTGGCATAACTGAATAATAACCAAAGTTGCAAGAGCCATTAGAGAGCCGGACTTTCCTAAATAAACAGGGGAAGGAGGCTCTTTTTTTTAATGCTTGAAGGAACTATGGAATGGTACAAGGGACTGTTCCAACAAATCATAAATGACGGACTAAAAAACAAAGTAAACCAGAGGGATTGCTTGGATTTGCTTCTTAATATGAGAGAGGATTTTACTTTTTCTGAAAACAAAGAAGTCCGGGACTATGCCATGAAAATCAGTAAGTACGCGCATGAGATGGCTGCTTATATGGCGGCTCAGACCGGCAGCGGAGAATTTGATGATTTGTACTGGAAGTATTTACTGTTGGAAGCCCCGGAAGTTTTGGATTCCTATTGTTTGTACATAGAAAAGGACAGGAAGCCGAAAGAGCGATTTTATCAGCCGAGAAGAAAAACACTCATCAAGGTAGTCAACCTCTTACAACGATTAGAAAATGATGAATTGGATGAAACATTTATTCATATGCCTGCCCGTGTGGGAAAAACGCAAATAATTACGCTTGGTACAAGCTGGCACTGCTGTAGGAACACAGAATTGAGCAATCTATATTGTTCATACAAAGAAGATGCCGGAGGAGCATTTCTTGATGGCGTAAAAGAAATATGGACTGATCCTATCTATTTACACAATAATGTTTTTCCGCTTGCCAAGATTGTAGATACAGATGCAAAAGCAAACACGGTTGACCTCGAAAGAAAGAAAAAATATAAATCATTGTCTGGAAAAGGGCTTACTTCTGGTTTGAATGGTTTGTATGATGCGACAGGTTGGCTGATTGCAGACGATATACTTGAAGGTATTCAAGATGTTCTAAGTCCAGATGTCCTTAAAAGAAAACAGATTATTTTTGACAATAACCTGATGAAGCGTAAAAAAGAAAAGTGCAAAGTTATATATAACGGAACAATTTGGAGCCTTCACGATATTTATATGAATAGAATGTCTTTCTTGGAAAATAACCCGGAAGCAAAAGATATTCGATGGGAAGTGTTAAAAATACCGGCACTTGATCCGGAAACAGACGAAAGTAATTTTGATTACGATTACAATTTAGGATTTAGTACTCAGTATTATCGAATAGAACGTGCAAAATTCGAAGAAGAAGATGATATGGCATCATGGTTTAGCCAGTGTCAGCAGGAACCAATCGAACGAGACGGAGCATTGTTTAATCCAGAACATATGAATTTTTATAATGGAGTTCTTCCGAATGAACAGCCACTAAAAATTGTTTCAGCTTGTGATGTTGCCCTTGGAGGATGCGACTATTTGGCTATGCCAGTGGCTTACGTATATGAAGATGGTTCTGTTTACATACACGATTTGATTTTTGATAGCAGCGAAAAATCAATAACATTGCCACGAGTCGTTGATTGCTTGATAAGGAACAATGTAGGAACATCCTTTTTTGAAGCAAACGCAGGGGGAGAAGGTTATAAAGATGAGGTAGATGAACAGTTGAAGAAAAAAGGAAAAGAAATCAATTTGGTTTCTAAATTTGCACAGCAAATGATCCTTTCTACCGGAGGTCATGCGTCAAAATCTCAAATGCGGAAAGAGCAGCGTATTTGGGATAATGCTGCTGATATACGAAAGTTCTATTTTAGAGATACTGGCTATCAAAATGCTGAATACAGAAAATTTATGAACAATGTATATGGTTTTACCATGACTGGGAAAAACAAGCATGATGATGCACCGGATGCATTAGCATCATTAGCCGTATTCTTAAAAAAATGGTCTGGAACAACAAAGGCATCGGCAGTTAGAAATCCATTATGGGGAGGTAGTAGATATTGAAAAAGAGAACATTAACATTACAGAAATATGGAATATCTTCCAAGCGATATAAAGAACTCTGCGGATTCTGCGAACAGTACCCGGAGTGGAAAGAGGAACTTTTAGAACTGGAACCATCAGCAAAATCACAGAGAATGGATGGTATGCCATATTCGCAAACCAATAACACCAGTGATGAAACCTCTGATTTGGCAATCAAGCGAATGGCTATATCAAATAAAATTCAGTTGGTGGAAGAAACGGCGAAAGAGGCATCGCCGGAAATGTGGGAATATATCATCAAATCTGCTTGCTATGAACAGCCGTTTTGGTATCTTCGTGATATTGCAAGAATTCCCATGAGTCAGGCTTCATTTCTTGACCGGAGAAGATATTTTTTCTATCTCTTGAGCAGAAAACGATAAAAAGTGAGTTCCAAGGGGGCGTACTTTTAAGATATAATAGTATCGTGATAAAATAAATTCTAGGCACTTGGAGAAATCCAGGTGCCTTTCTTTTTGGGAGAAATTATGAAAAAAACAGAAAAGAATCAGAGGAAAGATAGAAATAAAAATATTGGGAAAATCTGGATTGATGAGCATACTCCGTATGAGAAACGCACTACCGGTTCCGGTCTTATGTTCGGCGGAAGATATGTAAACGAGAGGAAGTGATTGATTGAACGTCAGAAATTACATAGATTTATGCCGTGGCAATTTTGGGAGAAAAGTTGCTTATACAGATGTTCAAGAAATCACAGTTCAGAATGTGGTAAAGGTTCTTGGAAATACGATTGGAATACACAATTACAACAGAACATTTATCAAGTATTTGTATGACTACTATAAAGGCGATCAGCCAATTCTTTATCGAAAGAAGATTGTGCGACCGGAAATCAATAACCGGGTTTGCGAAAACCATGCACTGGAAACCGTAAGATTTAAAGCCGGACAAACATATGGAGAGCCGATTCAGTATGTGTGTAAGAAGAAAAAAGCCACAGAAGAATTGAATGAGCAGATTGATTTATTCAATGATTATTTGGATGAGGCAAATGCAGAAGCAAGAAACATTGAACTCGGTACATATCAAAGCGCAGTCGGTACGGCTTATAAGGCAATTCTGAGAGAGGATGAATGGACGGAGGGAAAAGATATTGTTCCATTCCGAATTTTCATTCCATCACCTATGAATACATTTGTGGTGTATTCCTCTAACAATGGAAAACCAATGATGTCCGTACAAGAGTTGAAAGACATAGACGGGAATCAATATTACCAGTGCTATTCCAAAGATTGGTATTTCATCGTCCAGAATGGGAAAGTGAAAGATTACGGAATCAATGGATTTGATGGCATTCCAATTGTAGAGTACCCGAACAATGCAGAACGGCTTTCCGATATTGAAATCTGTATTACCATGTTTGATACCATAAATACGATGCAGTCCAACAGAATGGATGGTGTAGAGCAGTTCGTTCAAGCCTTTATGAAATTCAAAAACTGTGAGATTGATGAAAACGAGTTTTTGAAAATGGTTCAGCTTGGGGCAATTTCTGTAAAAGATACAGGGCAGGGTGTTCAGTCCGATGTGGATATTATGACTGCAGAACTGAATCAGTCCGAAAGCCAAGTAGCCAAGGATGATATTTACAAAAATATGCTGATTGTCGAGGGCATGCCAAATCGGGAAGCTAATACCGGCGGCGATACCGGACAAGCGGTGTATCTTAGAAATGGATGGGACTTTGCAGAACAGCGGGCAAAAATTGATGAGCCGTTTGTAAGAGAAGCAGAGAAACAGTCCGCAAGAATTATTTTGAATATTATTTCCAAGACAACAAAGGATATAAATATTTCCACAAAGGATTTTGATGTGAAAATTACACGAAATTCTACAGATAATATGCTTGTAAAGGCGCAGACGCTGGATTATCTGATTAAGAATAAGATTCATCCGCTGATTGCCATTATTACTTGTAGTTTGTTTGGAGATCCACAGAAGGTCTATGAAATGAGTAAGCCTTATCTGGATTCTTTGTATGCTTCAGGAGAAATTGAAAATCCACAAGAAGAAATTCAAAAGGCACAAAATTTATTAAAAACAGAACAACCAGTTAATAAAGAGGTAGGGGAATAATCCACTATCTTTTTTTATATTTTGCAACACCCATGAGCGTAAATTGGGTCAAATCCAGTGCGGAGCGAACCGGCGTAAAAAAGTGTGGGATTTGAATGAAGGGAGATTTTATGACAAGAGCAGAAGCAAAGAAAATGTTAATCAGTTTCGGCATTGAAGAGCCGACAGAACAGCAGATTACAAACTATCTGGATTCCGTTACCGATGAAGTCCAAAAAGAAAAAAACAGAGCAGATGGATTGAAGGAAAAAGCTGACAAGGCGGATGAACTTCAGAAGCAGCTTGACGAAATCGAGCAGCAGAATATGTCGGAACTGGAAAAAGAGAAGAAACGCGCAGAAGCAGCGGAAGCACTTGCGGCAGAACGGGCAGTAGCCCTGACGATGGCAAAGGTAACATCCATATTTGCAGAAGCAGGTATGGTAGGAGATACCTATAAAGGAGCAATTAAGGCTTTTTCTGCTATGGCAGAAGAAGACGCAATCAAAGAGGCTACTACTTTTGTGAATGGAATCTCTGAAAGTAAAAAGACAGCATTAGAAACAGCAAAATCTGAATGGGAAGCCGAGAAGTTAAAAGGGACTCCGAATCCAGGCGGTGGTACAGACCAAAAGAAGAATGATGATGAGAGTCCTGCGGCGAAATATGCAAGAGAATATTCAGAAAAAATGAACCCGAAGCCAGTTGAAAAAACGGCTTCATTTTAATTTAAGGAGGATTTAATTATGGCTTTTATGTACAAGGAAACTTATGAAAGCCCTAAGAATTTTCTGGAAAGCGAAGTAGGATTAATCCAGAAAACAATGATGGGCGAACAGACTAACGCGACTACGGTTGGTGGGAAAAAGATTATTAAAGGTGGTTCTTTATTTCCGACCAATGCGACCGGAGCAAAAGGAATTGTTTTTGAAGATGCTGATATGACTTATGACGAAAAAAAACCAATCAGTGTAATTGTGGCTGGTCGTGTTTTTGAAAACAGACTTCCGATTAAACCTGACGAAACAGCAAAAACAGAACTAACAGCACAGGGAATTGTATTCCTGAAAGCAGAAGACCCAGATTTTACAGGAGGTGAAGAATAATGCCATTTAATGTTTTAGAAACCATTGATGCAAAAGAAAGACTTACATTTTCCCAGAACTTTGATGTTGCAAGACCGACAGTTCTTGATAGGTTGTTCCCAGATGTAAAGACAGAATTTATTGAAGCTGAATACTTAAGACTGATGCAGGGTCAGAATCTTCCTACAGCAGCGTTTGTACATGCTCTTGATACCGAGGCGGTAATTGGACAGAGGCCGTCATTTGAAAAGGTGCTTCAGGAGAAATTGTTTATCAAAGAGAAAATCAATCAGTCCGAAAAGCTTCAAATGCTCATTAATAAAGGTGTTCCTGATGATGAAGGACTTATCCGTTGGGTATTTGACGATATGACCAGACTTTCCGAGAGTGTTGTAACCAGAACACTTGTCGCAAAAGGACAGGTTATGAGTTCTGGTATTATGAAAATTAAAGAAAATAAGTTGGATATGACCATTGATTTCGGTATTCCATCTGAACAGAAAATTGATTTTGGTGATTGGAGCAAGCCGGATTATGACATTTTTGGAGACCTTGAAAAGGCTGTTGCATTGCTGACTGCACAGGGCATTACTCCAAACCGTATGCTGACTTCTGGAACACAGATTTCTAGAATGAGAAGAAATAAGTCTATGCAGACTGCGGTTCTTGGAGCTGCAAACGCAAGGCTTCTGACAAAATCAGAATTGGACAATCTTTTAATGGAAGAATTTGGTCTTACTCTCGAAAAATGCGATGAACAATTCGGATTTATTAAAGGAGATGGCTCCAGAGGAACACAACGTTACTTTAAAGAAGATAAAGTAACCATTTACACATCTGATCCGTCTGGAAGAATTGGAACCGGTCTTGGGGGTCCAACACCAGAGGAACTGGAATATCGCCAGTTTATTGAAAAAGAAAACCGTTCTTTTGTCACTGTAACCATGTGGGCTACGCAAGACCCTGTTGCTAAGTGGACAAAAGCATCTGGTATGTTTGTCCCAGTTCTCCCGAATCCTTATGGAATCGTTATTGGAACCGTAAAAGTGGGGGGATAATGGGCTATACCACTAAAGCCAGCCAGTCACAAAACGTAGAATCTGACAAGAAATACATGGAAAGTGAACTGTCGGAAATGACCAATAATCAAATTCGACAACTCGCAAGTGACAGGGGGTATAGCCTTACCGCCACAAATAAGGCTGGGCTCATCTCAGAGTTTTTATTGTGGCAAGGGTAGGTGGTAATTTTGGAGGAAAGATTGCTTCAAGATTTAAAGGTTGATTTTGAAGATGATTGTCCAGAAGATGCAGTTTTACTATTGGCTATACAACGGGCAATTCGCTCTTTCAAGAAAAAAAGAAACTATCCTAAAAGTTTTTCAGAAGAAAAAATATTAAACGATATGGAATACTGCTATGATTGCATTTATGACTTAGCGTTGTACAAGTTAAATAAACGTGGCAATGATTTTGAACAATCTCACAGTGAAAATGGTGCAAGCCAGAGTTGGAGTTCTGAATCAGAAATTTATTTGAATCACGGCGTATTTCCACATCCTACTATGTTTTAATAAAAAGACGGAGCGTGTTTGGGTCCTCCCGACCAGACGCAGGGGTGCTTATGAAGGAGGTTGGGGAAAGCACAGTCTTTAAAATGGGAGAAATGATAGAGAGGTGCATTGACTTATGGGGTGTGAAAATGGTTGTATGAATGAGCATCGGTTTTCTGCTATTCAAAGAGAATTAGACAATCTCAAAGAAAGAAATTCTCTTGATCACGAAAAATTCTTTAATAGAATTGAAGAAAATGCGGGAAAAATGATTGAATCGCAAAACGACCGGCAAAATATTAGAGATAAATTAGAAGAAATTAGTGGTGATGTAAAAACAATCATGCAGACACCGGTGAAACGGTACGAAACAATTACTACCAGTATTTTGACTGGAGTAATCGGAGCATTAGTTGGATTTATTATGAGCGGTATTTTACCACTATAAAAAAATAATTCCACTGAGGGGAGGTTGGTGGAATGAGATGTAGGCAAATAAGAATATATGATTTTACCAAAAGAGAATTAGAAGTGTTTCTTCAACGGGCAAATTTTACACCTAATGAGGAAACACTTTTTTTACTAAGAAGCAAAAATTATACATTAGAACAGGCAGCAGAAGAGATGAATGTAAGTAGCAAAACAGCGTATCGCTTAAACAAAAAAGTTAAACAGAAGATTATTACGGTGTGCATGGAGATATCTAAATACTGTCCATAAAAAGGCTATTTCGTGTCCTGTTTCTTCCCTATACTATGATTTATAATTAAAATATAGAAAACAAGGGAGGAACAGATATGCAGCCTTATCCAACATTTCAAAATTATGGTTATGGAAGCAATCAGTACGGTTATCCGCAACAACCTACGATGCCGTATCAGGATAGATTTTCTCAACTTCAAAATCAGTACAATCAGTCGATTCCGTATGGACAGCCAATGACACAACAGCAAACAGTGACGTTAAACGGTCAAATGGTAGGAAGCCTTGATGAAGTTAAGGCAAAGGATGTAGATTTGTCTGGCAATCCAACATGGTATCCAAAAGTGGACGGGACAGAAGTATATAGGAAACAGCTTCAGCCAGATGGCACAAGCAAAATTCTTACCTACACTCTCTCTCAAGAAGGTATGCAGGAACAATCAAAACAGATAGTTGATGCTAATATGATAAATTCTCTTTTTGTTCAGTTGAAACAGGATATAATGACTGAAATTTCTGGGATTAAGGATTTGGTTGAAACATCAATATCATTACCAGGAGAACCTTCTAAAACACAGAGAGGAGGTAGTCAGAAATGATGAATCCTATGCAGATTATGCAGATAATCAAAAGCGGAGGTAATCCTCAGCAGATGATTATGAATATGATGAAACAGCAAGCAGGTTCAAATCCTGTAATGAATAATGCTTTACAAATGATGGAAAAAGGAGATAATGCAGGATTGGAAAATCTGGCACGAAACCTTTGCTCTGAAAAAGGAATCAATCCAGATGAAGCCTTTAACCAGATTAAAGGACAGTTTGGAATGAAATGAATATGGCAAATAAGCCATCTCCTCAAAATTGAGTGATTAAAAACGCTACAATTTTGGAGTCAGCCCGGGATGTCTCCGATTTGTAAATATATTAGATTGGAGACAACAATATGATGAACAGTGGACTTTCAGCGAGTGATGTCGCTGTATTAAGTGGTGCAAACAATCGTAATAACGATGGTTTCGGCGGAGACGGATGGGGCTGGATCTGGATCTTGCTCATATTTGGAATCTTTGGAGGCTGGGGCTTTGGCGGTTTCGGCGGTGGCTTCGGTGGTGGAGCAAACAATCCGGGATTACAAGGACTGGCAACAAGAGCAGATATTAACGAAGGTTTCGCCCTGAACGGAATTGAGCGTTCCCTTGCAGGAATCACTCAGGGAATCTGCGATAGCACCTATGGGCTGACCGCAGCGATCAACAATGGTTTTTCCGCAAACCAGTTACAGCTTTGTAACGGATTCAATGGTGTAAATCAGGGATTTAATGCATTACAGGCACAGTTAGCTCAGTGCTGCTGCGATAACCGTGAAGCTATAGGTCAAGTCAGATACGACATGGCTGCACAGGCTTGCGATACCAGAAATACAATTCAGAACACTACCAGAGACATTATTGATAACCAGAGTGCTGGAACAAGAGCAATTCTTGAAAAACTCGGTCAGATGGAATACAACAATCTGAACGACAAGTATCAGGCAGCTTTATCTGAAAATCAGTCTCTGAAATTTGCGGCAAGCCAGAATGCACAGAACGCTTTCATTACTGCAAACAACAGTGCACAGACAGCAGAACTGATTCGTAGACTTGGTGCGGACTGTCCGCAGCCTGCCTATATCGTGCAGCCTCCGACACCCGTAAGCTTCCCGGTAAATAGCTGTGGAACCTTTAACGGATGTGGAAACGGTTGCTGCTAAGTAATTCACCTTTAGAGGTTGACTAATTTCTAAGAGGTGGGTTACGGCTCGCCTCTTATTTGATTGAGAGGTAGAAGATATGAATTGTAAAAATGTATGCTCCCTTTGCCCGAAATTGATACTGTCTGAATCTGTATCGTTTACCGATGGAAACCTTGTTATTACGATTCCAGAAGGAAGTTACCGTAATAACGAAAAATATTGTATCGTTGTCGCCCAGAGAATCCCGGATGAAACCACGATTGTCGCCCCGGTAGTTATTGAAATCTCTGGTGGAACAGAGCAATATCCCCTTACAAAAGCAGGGTGCCAGCAGGTAACGGCGTGTGGTATTAGAACCCGCACAAAGTACAGTGTTGTGGTATCTACCAACGCAACGGGCGGTGTATTCAGGATGCTTGGTAAACCGTATTGTACACCGGATAATAGATTAACAGCTATTAACGGTACAGCACCGACACCGGCTCCTACACCAGGACCAGCAGCGGCAGCAGTAAGAAAGGGGGATAAGTAGTATTATGCATAAGTTCGCAGAGAAGATTATGGAATGCGTAAAATCCAAGATTGAAGCCAGAGGGATTGATAATGTCAGCTATGATGAAGCCAAGGAGATTGGTGAATGGGTTGATATTGCAAAAGATATTGTTTGCTACGATAAGGACATGAGACTTATTGAAGCAATGGACGAAGAAGAAAAGTATGGAGACGTGGACTATCGCATGGGTTACCGTAGCAGAGATTCCAGAGGAAGATTTGTCCACAGAACGGGTAGAGGACGTTCCGCAGGGTACACACCGTATGTTCATATGATGCCACCTTTCATGGATGGTATGTATGATGAATATGATGGTATGATTCCAGAAGATTATCGCATGGGGTATTCTGAAGGTAGAGGTGGACGTTCTGGAAACTCCGGTAATTCTGGAAACTATGGTAATAACGTAGGACAGGAAAGTAACTCTGGCAGTTACGGATATTCCGAAGGAAATCGCGGAGGTTCCAGATATGGCGAAAGCTACGATGATTACCGTAAGGCAAGACGCCACTACAGTGAAACGCACTCACCGGAACATCAGAAAGAGATGAAAGAGAAAATCGGGGAAGTGTTTGACGATATGGAAGCTATCACCATTGATATGGTAAAGGATATGTCTCCCGAGGACAAGCAGAAATATCAGCTTAAGCTTCAGAAAATGATGCAAAAAATTCAGTAATACAGACAAAGGGCTTGTTGTTTTGCAACAGGCTCTTTTTATTGAAAAAGGTAGGTGCAAACTGTATTGAAAAGATTTATTATCAATAATTCCATATGGAGAGTAGTTACTGTTCCGGAAGACAGCGAGTATCTATGGGATAGAACTGGGAATTTAACGGTTGCAACAACAGACCCTAAAGAACATTGTATCTTTGTCTCAGAAGCTATTTATGGAGACTTTTTATTACGTGTGCTAATACATGAAATCACTCATGTTGTCTTATGGGAATATAAAATCATAGAAAAGATACACCTGTATTGTTTTCCGGAGTTCCGTATACCTATGGAGGAGGAAATTTGCAATATTCTGGCAGATTATGGACGTATGGTTTATGAGACTTCATATAGGATTTTAGGTGGAAAAGCAATATTTACAGTACCGTATGAATTGGAAAGGTTGGTTGCATAAAAATGAAAGCAGATAAAAACATGATTGTAGACGGTGTACTTTACAAACCGGGAGAAGAAATTTGGGATTTAGGAAGTTTTGTTTCTGTGGATGCGGTTGGAATGAAAAGGGATTATGAGGGATTATCGGCGGATGTATCTAAATTACCACACTATGTCGATAGCGGAAGTAGTGCATTGACACTTGATACGTCCGAACTGTATGAGTATCACAAGCCAACAGATACTTGGTATAAATTATAAGGCGGTGATTATATGGGATTAACAGCAAAAAAGGTATATGCGGTTCTTAATAGGAAAATAAAAAAAATAAGTGGGGATGTTTCTAGTTTAGGGACTCCTCTTTTTTATGCTGGAAGTGTAACTACAGCTGATTTGCTTCCGGTATCTCCAAAATTGGGTGCCGTTTATAATATTGAGCAAAAATCAATTTATGGTGAATCCGGTACAAATGTTGTCTGGAATGGTGTTTTGTGGGATGCACTTGGTTCGACTTTTGACTTGTCTTTGTTGCTTACAAAGGAAAATGCAAAAAATCTATATTTACAAAAAAATCAAGGTTCAGAAAACTCAGGAAAATTCCTTGTAGTCGGAGAAGATGGAAATGTAATTCCATCAGATACACAAGATGGTGGTGTGAAAACAGATACTACTTTAACGAAGCCCGGAGAAGCGGCAGATGCAAAAGTTGTAGGAGATAAGATAACTACGCTAAAGGAAGATTTAGGTGAATTAAATAAAGTATCTGAAAAAATACTATCCGTTAGTATCATACAAAAATGTGAAGTCGCTGATGGATATTATTGGAACTTTATTGTAGGAGGAAAAGAAACCAAAGAAATAAACGAGAATTATATTGCGGTAAAAATTCCTGTAAAAAGCAATAAATTGATTGTATACGGTGAATTTCAAGATTGGAGTTCAAGCTATGTTAATAACGGAGCTTATACCCCTGTTGAAAGTACGTACATCAGTCACAATACACAAACGAGTAAAGTTGCAGAATTTTATAACATTCCGGCAGATGCAAAATATCTTTGCTTAAGTTTTTATAAAGGAGGATTAGATACATCTATTGAGAGTATCAATGTTGTATCTGGTGAATTTAGGCAAGGTTTATCTTATCGTAAAACAGATTTTGTTAATAGCGTAGACGTTTACACAAAAGATGAAGTTTACACAAAAGATGAAGTTTACACAAAGGAAGAAGTAGATAATAAACTTAGTGAAATACATATCAACAAGATTTATGTGGCAACAACCGGAAGTGATACAGAAGGCAATGGTACAAAAGAAAAACCATATGCCACCGTATTAAAGGCAAACGATATTATTACTGATGCTTCTGAAAAGAATAAGTATGAAATTATTGTAGCAGATGGAACATATACGGATTTGCAAGAAAAATACAAAGGTCAGAATGGTTCTGACTATCAAGGTATTATGGCAAAATCATATGTAACATATAAGTCCAAAAGTAACAATCCAGAAAAATGTATTTTTATTTGGGACGGCGGTGTTGGATATGACGCTATAAGTAACGAGTCTTGTTCTAACAAATGTTTTTTTCACATAAATTCGGTAACCATCAATACTGTAATTAAAGGGTTTAAATTCGTTGGGTCTAATCTGAGATATTGTTTACATTTTGAAAGTAATTGTCTTACGACGCCTTATATTGAAAATTGCATTTTTGATTGGCATGGCAGAGATTTCTTACCCAAGAATGGCCCTGTTATTGGCATGGGTGGAAGTATTTTCTCACATATCACTTTTAAAGATTGCAAATTCCTAAACTCGCAAAATGATGCTGGTATTCAATGGCATGATAACACATATCCTTATGATTGGATGAATGGAAGATACGAGCCAGAAGGTCTTTGTCCAAAAGGCGCAGTAATTGAATGTATTGATTGCCTGTTTGATAACTTAAACATTCAAGTGAGGAGCCAAAATGAAGATAGACCGATGCCTTGTTGCTTAATTGTTAAAAATTGCGGTGGCTTAAAAAATGTATATCCGACAATTATTGCGGGTGGCACGAAGAATTACTGGAAACTATTTAACCAATGTAGTTTTATCAAAAATGATTTACTTACAGATGCCACTGAAACTACAACCCATGATGAAATGACATCAACCAAAACATAAACTGATTAACTAAAGAGGACTTTAGATAATGTCGCTGTAGGAGGCACTACTTTTGTAACTTCAAATAGTAATTCAATTACAAGTCGTGTGCTTTCAATGAGTGGAGAATTCGACTATATCATAATCGAAGGTGGTTATAATGATGTGTTCGGTAATTCGCCGATAGGCACTCTTACAACAAACTATAGTGATTCGTTTGATTCTGCTACAGTGCTTGGAGCTGTAGAAACTATTTGCAAACATTTAAGAGTTAATTATTCGTCTTCAAAAATTTTATTTGTTCTTGGGCATAGGCAAAGCGGCATAGGATTTTCAAATCCTAGACTTGACACTATGTGGGACGCTATTATTACTGCCCTTAATAAGTGGTCAATGCCGTATGTTGATATACGCAAAGAGGGTACACTAATGGCTTATAATAGCGAATGGCTTTCCTCGTATTTTGGAGCAGGCGAAGACGAGGGAACACACCCCAACACGCTTGGCTATAAGTTGTTCTATGTTCCACTGGTTGAGGCTAAACTCGAAACGCTGTAATACTAAAGCAACATTTAACACAGTTAATAATAAGGAGCATTCGTTTGAATGCTCCTTCGGATAAAAGGAGAATCAAATGCGGAGTTCATCAAGATTAAAACAAAAAATATGGTTTTCGAAAATCGAAGAAGTAATTGAAGGAATTGATACAGTGCAAAGATACAGTAAACCAATTATGAAGCGGTTTACTGTATCGGCAACCGCAGGGACACCAGAAGAAATATCAGCCGGAATCGTCCCGACATATGACCGATATATCACTTCTTTCGACAGTGATTTCAAGCCAGAAGAAGGTATGACTGTTTGGGTTGACAATATTCCACAGCTTGACGATTCTGGAAATTTGGTTATGGAAGATGATGGAATAACGCCAACTACACCACCAGATTACACTTTAAAGAAGATAATTGATAGTCAGAAATCGAAGGTGGCAAGGTATGGTATATCAAAAATAGGAGGCTCGGAATAGTGGCAAAGAAGATAAGAATTTCCCTATCCGAGAAATCAATCCAGAATGCAATAAATGAGGTTCGTAAGTATCAGAGGGAACTTATTAGTAAGAATGAAGTATTTGTCCGCAGACTAGCTGAATTAGGTATTCCAATCATTGACCAAAACATAGCGGCAGCACAGGGTGATTCCGACAAAAGCCATAATACCTATATCAAAATTAATTCTTTTGGAAGCTATTCAGAAGCGAAACTTGTAGTTGAGGGAAAATCAATTTTATTTATAGAATTCGGTGCTGGAATCAGATATAACGGCTCTGCTGGAACAAGTCCGCATCCAAAAGGGGAAGAATTTGGATATACCATTGGTTCTTATGGAAAAGGGCAAGGTTCAAAAGATTTCTGGTTTTATTATGCCGATACTGGAGAAGCGGTCATGTCTCATGGTACTCAATCGACCATGCCTGTTTATAAGGCAAGCATGGAAATAATCCAGAATATACGCAGGATTGCAAGGGAGGTGTTTGGAAGTTGACAACAGTAGATAACCCAGTGGAAAAAGTGTTTAAGAGATGGGAAGAAGAAGTTGCAAAACCGATTTGTAAAAAAAATTACTCTATGGATATGAGTAAAATTCCAGCGACATTTCCGTATATGCGAATGATGTATCTGGGAGGAATTACTACAAGAACAGATTTGGAAGGAAATGAATCAGCAATGAACATTTCGTTTCAGATAGAATCTTTTGCAAATGGTTCGAATTCTTTGTCCAAAGTCTACCAAATGGATGATGCATCCCATAAATGCATGGTGGGAATGGGATTTCGTAGGACTTATCAAAACCTTATTGAAAATTCAGACAGTAAAATCAAAAGAGTAGTCAGTAGGTACATCCGGGTTTATACCGGGAAACTTTTGGGAGAATGATTATGGGTAAGGCAATGAGAAAGCCCAGACCATCACCAGCGAAATGGTACTGGTTGGGAAGCGATAATTGTTATGGCTGCAATAACAGGAATAACTGTAATCAGTGTAAAATTCTGAAACGCCAACGTGCTTATGAACGAGAGAATAGAAAAAGAAAAGAAGAAAACCGTATAAAAGTGAGTTCCTGTTAACCCTAAAAATGGTTTATAATAATAGCATGAAATTAGGACATCTGGAAACGGGTGTCTATTTTTATGTGCAGAAAGGAGTGAAACCATGATGAATGATAAGATTTATACAATCTTGAAGTATATTGCTCAGATTGTCCTTCCGGCAGTAGGAACCCTGTACTTTGCTCTTGCCGGTATCTGGGGATTCCCGTATGGCGAAGAGATTGTGGGAACTATTACGGCAATTGATACATTCCTCGGAGTTTTATTGGGAATTAGTACTGTAACATATAACAAAAAGTGTATTTCTGAAAAGACAGAAACTCAGAAATAGAAAGGTTTTGGTGTTCCAATCCATCTCCCGGCATGAGGGTTAGAAATGCAAATAGGAAAATAAACCATAAAAAGGAGACTTGAGTTTATGTTAGTAAAAATTGTTGGAAAACGTTATGAAGAAAAAATTATAACAACAAGCCTTGAAGTTGCAGAAACATTTACCTATTATGACGAAGAAAAGGGTGAACACTACGCAAGAGAACATAAGTATATTTTAAGAGCAATACGTGAGCTTAAATGTAGCGAAAAGTTTCGAGGTGAACATTTTGCACCGTCAGAATATATTGACAGTCGTGGTAAAAAACAACCATGTATAGAAATGGATAGAGATGGTTTTACATTGCTTGTCATGGGATTTGCTGACCCAAAATCAATGTATTTCAAGGAAAAATATATTGAAGCCTTTAACACTATGGAATCTGAATTGAAACGTATCTACACCGAGCGTCAGCAGTGGCAGATTGAAAGAGATAAAGGTGTTGTTATCCGGCATATTTTAACGGATACAATCAAAATGAAGATTACAGACAGTCCTCATAAAAGATTTGCATATCCAAATTATACAAATTTAATTTACCGAACTTTATTTAGTAAATCTGCTAAAGAATTAGAACAAGAATATGGAGTAAAATCAAAAGAAAATCTAAGAGATTTTTTTACAGGAGAAGATTTGGCAAAGGTTCAGTCAATGGAAATGCTTGTGTCAAGTCTTATCAACTGCGGATGGGGATATGAACAAATCAAGGATTTTATTCAAAAAGAAACCATAAAAATGATTGCATAACCACTGTACCTTATTGGGCGGTGGTTATTTTATTACCGGCTACCAGACAGGTAGTCGCTGACCGCAGATAGATAGCGGTAGAAAGGATGGAAATATGGATTTAACAACATTGGGAGTTACATTCGGATACGGAATCGAAGAAACGCCTGGTCAAAAGCCATCAGCATTCACACAATTAAAAAGATGTAGTTCAATTGGTGGTATTTCATTAGAGACAGAACAGATTGATGTTTCAGCGTTAGAGGATTTGATTACTCAGTACGCCGCTGGAAGACAGGACACAGGTGGAACATGGGAAGTTACTTTTAATATGAACAAGGATGTAATCAAAGCAATCAAAAAACTGTACGAAGATTCATCGACAGCTCGTTCTACTGGAAAAGCAACATGGTTCCAAGTTGTTTTCCCTGATTTGGAAGATGCGTTTTTTGTAGTGGCAGAAACCGGACGAGAAATTCCGCTTCCAGAAATAGGTCAGAATGAAGCTGCTACCATGCCTATTACTTTAATTATTTCACAATACAAAGGTCTTGAAACAAAAGTAGCGTTTTCTTAAAGATAATTTCAATACAAAAAAATATCGGGAGGATTAAATATGTTTTCTATTAATGTTAAGAGCAAAGAATATAAAGTAAAATTTGGTTACGGAGTTTTGTGTGAAACAAATCTTATTGACGAGTTATCAAACGGAACAAAGGAAGAGGAATTTAATAAATTGATTTCTATTTTGCCGGAACTTTTACTGGCAGGACTTCAGAAAAAGCATTTTGATGAGTTCGGATATGAAACAGCATCAGAGAAAAAAGTTGCATTACGAAAAATATATGATTTGTTGGATGATTATGAGGAAGAAAGCACAGAAGAAGATGAAAAAAATGGATTTATACTTTTTGAAAAGTTACAGAAAGAACTTATGGCAAATGGTTTTTTATCGGGAATGACAAAGAAACAGGAGGAACTTGCGAAACAGCAGGATGCGACTACGATTCCGCAGGATCACAAAAAAACGAAACAGTAAGTTTTGCTGAAATGGTTTTTAATGAAATTCTTCCATTCTACTTAATGATCGGAATATCAAAAGAAGAATTCATGGATTCAACTCCAAAAGAGTTGGAACCATATAAAAAGGCTTATGAATATAAGCAAAAAGAAAAAGACTGTGATATGTGGCAAATGGGAATTTATGTACTTAATGCCGTTTCTGTAGCAGTTAATGGGGCTCTGATCGGGAAAAAGTACAAAGGAGAGTATTTAAAAAAACCATTGATGATAGAAAAGGAAGATCACGAAGAAGAGATTACGGAAGAAAAGATAAAAGAAGAACGCAAAAAATTACTTATGCAACTTCAAACAATGCAGGTGAATTTTGAAATGAATCATGGAAAATGATATGATTGTGGGCGGGGAAAAACCCCCCCTTTTTTTTTTCTTTTTTTATAAAATTGGTATTATAATTATTTTCT